TTACAAATGGTAGATCTTCACCATCTGGTGCAGGTAGAAAACGAATAACAGCATAACCGTTACCGCCTTTGTCTACTTCTAATTTCCACAAACGGTCATCACCTTGACCACCTGTATTGTTCATCTTTTCGACTTCTTTTACCAGTTTAGCGGTAAGAGAGCCCAGTTTAGATTGCTTCTTTAAAGATGCAAAAGACATTTAGATTTCCTCGGATTAATTTAGATTTAATTTGGATTTGATTTTATTATAACAAAGTTTCTCTTAATAGTCAATCTTTGACTTAAGAGATTCAATAGTTTTGTTCATACCAGAAAATAAAACAGAAATATCAGTTCCTTCGGGGAATCCCAACAATTGAACTGATTTTTCCAATTCACCTTTCATAACTTTAGCTTGAGGATCTTCCGACAAGGCTAACCTTGTATACATAATCCTCTGCTTCTCCAACAATTCAGTTAGATCATCAATATGATCTAATTGATCATCACGGTCCAGTTCATCAAAATTAAAAGCACTATTATAAATGCTTTCTTGAAGACGATTAATCGCCAACAATTCATCTTTAATAATATCGGAATTAAAAAATTCACTCATTTACTATGTCCCTTAGTATTTTTTTAAATTGGAATACATTTATATTTAGGAAAGGTAGATACTTTTTTAATTTCATACTTACGGTTTCCCACACTGGATCTTTTAGTTTTTTATCAAACTTACCTTTGAAAGAAAAAACTTTTTCCAGTATTGATAATGTTTCTAGTGATATCTCTCCACCCAGATATTTTTTTAGAACTATAGGATGACCCTTGGAGCAATTGAATACTTTCTCTAAGTCGTTCTCTAAGAGTAAGTTCTCTGATTGTTCCTTGAACATATACGTCAAACTCTGTTGCCTCATTTTCCATTCTGCGTATGTTCTTTCGCCAGAATTGATAATTTCTCCAATCCATAAATTTTGGGGGTTAGTAGCATTAATAAAATTTGATAAAAGGAAATCGATTACCTCTTGATCTGAATACTTCCTAGAAGTTTTCTCAAACCAATACTTATCTTTCCTCTTATTAAACGATGTTATTGTAGCACGAGATTTGCCACCATACTTAATGAAGTCATACTTAGGGTTAGTAAAATGACTTTTCATTGATAAGTATGTGCGATAGGTCTCAAACGGTGTCACTTTTGATTTGTAAATCATCATTATTATAAGAAATTATATCAGAATTCAACCACTCTCCTTTAGATTTTAAATTAATAACATCCCAATATTTCTTTTTAAGATTAGGATCAAGATCATAATAAAAATATTGTCTTCCATATCTAGGGACATTAGTCACCCATTGCCCTATAGGATTAATAACTCCACTTGGAGAAGATGTCCTAATTTTATCTAAAAGATCTTCATTACCATCCCAATCCCAATAAACACAAGAATCAACTGTTAATAAAGTAGAAACAGAACGAAATGCAGTCATCCTTAACCATGCTTCATTCCACAAATCCATAGTATCTCTAATAATATATCTTTTTGGATCATTACTATCTTTAGTTCCAACTTCAGCAAACTTAAATCCATGAGTAGAATGAAATATAATATCTACATGCATTTCAGTTAAGGTTTCATTTAAAGATCTAACTGGTTTAAAGTTTTTTCCTTGTTCCTGACTAGATCCCCACATATCATTACATATAAGACCAACTGTTAATAATTCAGAATCATCAAACTTCATTTTAAATGCTGTTTTTTCTAAATCATGAAAATTTGGTATGCAATTACCATCAGCGTGAACCAAATATGTTTTATTGGTTATCCCATAAAGTTCACCAGTATTAGAATAATGCCTAATTTGATTTCTTTTAATAGCACCATACATTTCATAATCAACAATGCAAGTTCCTAAATTTAAACCAATACCATATTCTTTCTGTTTAGATTCAATTTCCTTTAAGGATTCTACTATTTCCCCCATATTTGCTTCCCAGAAATTAAAATTATACCCAGAAAGAGCAGCTTCTGGAGTCTGGATAAGATCTACATTATTTTCCTTTGCCCAATCAAGAGATTTTAAAATTTCGTTCTTATTGTATTGAATATCATTATCTTTAATAGGTATTTGAGCACCTGCTATTCTAATCTTCTTCATTTGTTTCCTCAGCTTCAAATTCAGTAATTGCGTCAATAGGCACTTCTGCCTCACCTATCTTATACCAATGAACAATTTCACCAGATTTCCAGCTTTTTCGTTCACCAAGATATTCAAGATCAGGCATATTATAATCACGCATTATCGCTTGTAAACGATAATGCAATAAATCAAGTTGTGATGGCATTAAAATCTTTACTATAGTCAGCTTGTGATCGTTTAGAACCAAAGAAATTAGAAATACAATATCTACCAAATCCATCATAATAATCAGATCCTTCAATAGTTACTTCTTTAACTCCATGTTCAACCCAACCTGGAAATATTATAATAGAATTATTTTCACAAGTCAACTCATAATTATATTTTGGAAAATATAATTCACCACCACTAAACTTTTTAGGTTCTCTATAAAAATATGAAAATGCTAAAAATTGAAAAGGATGATCTGTATGCGGACCATAAGATTCATTATTATGATAATATCTAACTTTCGTATAATCCCAGTTAGCATATTTTGCTATCTCACAACAATCATGTATTTGAGAAAACGTATCAATAACTTCTGAACTAAAAAGTTTTCTACCTACCGTTAATATATTAGATATATTTCTAAACTTTCCATTTTCAGCAGAATAAAGTTCATCTAAAGCAATTGCGTGTGAATTAGTTAATGTCCCACCAAAATCTCTTGCACTAAAAAGTTTTCCTGGTTTTGTATAAAAATCAAGTTCTTCCCAAATTAATTTAAGTTCTTCTGAATCATAATAATCAGTTATTACCAAATTAGGAAAAGGTTTAACCGATTCATTAAATTTCATAATGGTAGTTTTGCCATAGAAGTTTTCTTCATAAAATTAAGTTGAGTAGCATCCCATTTTAACTTTTCCTTTAAAGGTTTTGATATTAATTTTGTTATTGATTCAACCTCAATATTATTATCTTCACAATAATGAACAATTGCATCAATATAATTAAAACCTTCCTTTAAAACAATATTTTCTATTTCCATAGAAAACTTAGCTGGGGTTAGAAACTTACTCGCTATAGCTTGTTCTAATTCTTTATTCGGTTCCATAGAGCTCCAGTTTATCTTTAACAAATTTGTTAATGTATTCTCCGAGAAGTTTGATGTACTTCGCTTTGTCTCGTTCTTCATAAATTACACACTCGCCATTTTCACAGGCCATAATAATTACAAGTTTTTTAATGGGTATACCCTTCATTTCATACAACATACAACCGTATGCCATCGCTTGGACAAAATAGTGTTCTATCCAATCTCTTGGTTTAGGTTTTTTAGATGTCTTAAAATCTATTATAGCTAACTCGCCATCATACTCAGCAATACAATCAACGGTTCCAGCAATACCTAGTTCTTTACTATATAGCGGTCCTTCCAGAGCGTATATGTTGTCTATTCTATTCAGATGCCCCTTTGCAATCTTAAATAAAAAGTCTGAAATAGGACGCACTTCGGGTAGGTTTTCATTCTTCAAATAATACTCTGTAAGAGTGTGCATATCGGTTCCACGACCAGTAGCCGCCTTAGTGATACGATCTGCTTCTTCATTACCTACCCTTTTTCGCCAATTAACAAAGATTTCTTTATTAAAATGACTAGTTACAGAAGTAATAGAAACCATTTTAATGAGTTCTTCTTCATCAGGAATCTTATAATAACGAACTCCATCTATATGCTCTCTTTCAAGAGGTTGGAGGTCTAAATCAATATGATTAAAACTCATAAATTCATTTCTTTAATTAATATTATAGCACATAAATTAGATACCATCAAGTTCACACCTCCACTTAGGTATATTAATAAATGGAGACATTATTTCATAAAAAAAGAAAATATTAGTTAACCTAAAACCATTATCTTTGTATATACTTGTTTGCCCATGAAATTTATTACCATCATATATTATAACTCTATTATAAAAATTTTTTACTTCTAATGTTTTTTCAAAATGCTTATTATTATTACGTAAACATATTTCATACTGTTTGCCACTATTAACCTTACATAAATCAATTGTTCTTGTTGCATCAGAACGAATCTTTAACATTTTATCATCTGAGTAATCAGGATGCTCATCATATTTAAATTCACCATCTACCATATATTCATCTTTAATTCTATAAATTGATGTTCCAGCATCAATATTTGGAGTTGGATCTAAGTAAACAACTGCAGCTAAAACACAATCACCATCAGTATGAATCCATCCTTCATTTAATATACTATTAAGATCTGTAGAATAAGACCAATTCTTATGGAAATAAGATCTGCAACTCCAATTAACCTCTAGTAAATCAAAATTCCCAAACATAGAAAGAATTTTTTTTGCTGATTTATAATGAAATTCTTCATTAATATTGGATAAACAATCAGTCCGAAATCCAGTAAAATATCCACCCTCATTACTATAATCTAAGGTAAGAGCATACTCTCTAATATAATCAGGATTCTCATAAAAATTATCATAACAAGTTGTAGGGAAACTCCCAGTTCCACCTTGCAGAATTAAACCTTTTTTATCCACAACACTTACATTTATTCTCGAAAAAGAAAAATACCTGAGTTAATCTAAAATCTTCTTCATTCTTCATATAATAATTCGATGCTGCATGAAATTGATTTCCATCATAGCACATTAATGTATTATAAGAATTTTTTACTTCTGCCGTTAAATCAAATTGATTATTATTATCAACAATTAATTCTCTAAATTTATCATCAACATCATAATTATTCAAACATTCTGGAAGATTATACTTACTAATTGCTTTTGATGGTGGTAATGGTCTACTCTTCACATAAAAAGAAGTTCCATTATCTGGTATTGGATCTGGATCTAAGTAAAGAACAGCAGCTAAATTTATATCAGTATCTTTGTGAATCCATCCCGAATTTACTGGATCTTCTGGATCATTAGAAAATCTATATATTTTTTGAAATTGTGACCTTATAACATATTCATCAGGATTTATATTATCAGGCAAAAATTTCTGATAAGATAATTCCCAAAATTCTTTACTTATTGTAGATAAACACTCTGTCCTATATCCTGGAAAAAATCCAGGAGCTTTAGTATATTCTAAACTTAGTGCATATTCTCGTATTGCATCTGGATCATTATAGTAATGATCAAAAATAGATATTGGATAATTACATACCATTTTCTAGTTTGGCAATAATATATTCTTTGACAAGTCCTGAACGAACTATATCATCAACACCAAACTCTACTATATCAAAAGAAGGCATTTTGCGTAAGATACTCATAAAATCCACAATACCATTACGATCATTTGTTTTCGTTAGATCAGTTTGAGTAGCATCACCACAGAACATAATCTTCGAGTTTTCGCCCACACGAGTGATGATAGAATCTAATTCGTGGAAATTAAGGTTCTGAAACTCATCTACAATCACAATAGCATTATCTAATGTAGTTCCACGAATAAACGAGGTACTCCAAAACTTAATAC